AGAACCTTTCTTATCGCCTTTAATTGACAAAGAAGTTAGCTTATACAACAAAGTCAGCAGACGTAATCATCTACTTTATGGTGCTGCGACCTATACTCCGGTAGTCAAGGCTGATATTAGTGACGATGCCTTTGAAGAAATTGTCCATGCAGGCTTAGGTAGTTGGATAAAGCTTGGTCAAGACGATTCAGTAGATGTTCTTAAAACTCCTACTGATGCTTTAGCTGACATGGAGAAAGCTATTGCAGCTGGTATCGAGGAAATGGCTAGACTTGGCATTCGCATGTTATCTCCAGAGAGTGCTCAGTCTGGAGTAGCTCTTGAAATTAGAAACGCTGCACAGACAGCAAAAATTGGTACCTTAAATACTAAAGTAAGTGCTACTATGTGTCAGATCATCGCCTTCATGGTTAATTGGCGATATAATTTAGAATTAAAAGCAAGTGATGTTAAGTTTTCTTTAGCCCAAGATTTTAATCCAGTATCTGCAGATGCCAATTGGTTACGTTTGATAACTGAATGGTATCAAGGTGGCTTAATTCCTAGATCTGTTTGGTTACTAATTCTTAAAGAAAACGATGTATTACCACCTGACTACAATGACGCTGAAGGTCAAACAGAAATAACAGGTGATGATTTAGTAATGGGTGCTACTAAAAAGAATACCAATTTTGCTGAAGACATTGTCACGGCACAATTAGATAATCAAGTTGGAGAGTTAAATGCCGTTATCTAAAGGTATCACTCAAAAAAGTATTTCAAAAAATATTTCTACAATGGTTAAGGAAGGTAAACCTCAAAAGCAAGCTATAGCAATTGCTTTGGATATCGCCAATGAACAAAAGAAAAAGAAAAAATCTTCTAAAAATAAATGAGTTAAAGTGGCGCACAGTGCTGCTGCGGTCGAGGGGATGGGGTAGCCCATAGGGTTGCCTCATCCGTGCCGCCTGCCTATAACCTGGTACCTAGGCGGTACCTTCTCGCATGTCCAGTCGAGGCCGACGATGAAGCAAAATGCTAATACAGATATATACGATCGAACAGTAGATAGAGCTGCTATGTTACGTTTATACGAAAGACGTGTAAACGACAAAGTTGGCGCAAGTTTAGATGAACATGAAATTAGATTACAGAAGTTACTATCTAAAAAGAATTTATCTAAAAAAGATGCTGATGAAATAATCGATAAAGAACTTCAAAAAACTTATCAAGAAATTTATAATATTTCCAAAAGATCTTTATTAGATTTAGTTTCAGATCAGATATCTTATACATTTCAAACAATTGAATCTAAAATGGGTTTTATTTGGAATGCAGAAAGACCTAAGAAAAGAATTGCGGAAGAAATTGTTTTAGAAAGACCTTTATATTCTGATAAAACATTATCTGCTGGATGGGCCGGAATAAGCGTAGGCGAGAGAAAAAGATTAGAAGCTCTTATTCGAAAAGGTATATCTGAGAATAAAACAATTGATGAGATTGCTTTAGAAGTTAGAAAAGGTAATATTCATTCAATTAGTAGAAATCAATCTAAAGCTCTTGTAATAACTGCTATTACATCTGTTTCATCACAATCAGATCAAGCAGTTTATGAAGCTAACAAAAAAGCTATAGAGGGTTGGCAATATGTTGCTGTGTTAGATTCGAGGACTACACCGATTTGTGCGCATAGAGATGGTAAGATATATCCTGCTGAAGATAAGACACATCTACCACCAGCTCATTTTCATTGTCGTTCTACTACAGTACCTGTTTTTAAAAAATGGGAAGATATTGCTAATCTAGAAGGCGTAGATCAAGTCAGACGTGATAATATAAAGAATCTTACTAAAGCTCAAATAAATTATTATGATGGACAAACTCCAGCAAAAGAATCTTACAATACTTGGTTACTAAGACAGCCTAATTCAGTAAAATTAAGACATCTTGGCGATTACCAAAAAGTAGAATTATTTAATTCCGGCCAATTAGAGTTGGATCGTTTTACTAATCCGGAAGGTAATTCTGTAGGTATTAGAGAACTTAGAGCATTAACTGACGTTTATAATTTGCCTGGAGATACTAGAAAATTTGCGGCTGCTAAACAACGGTTAGACGCAATGCGATTAGGAGCTAATACACCTGATGACTTAATAAATTCAAAAGAACTTACTAATACTTTACGAGATTATTATTTACTACAGTCAAATGAGCTCGATGGTACACTGTCTATGATGAACTATCGTGGAGCATTACTTCAAACTAAAAGAGCTGCTAAAAATAGAGTATTAACAACGCCACCAAGAGATGATCAATTAGTTTTCAATCCAATAACTGGTAGATACGAAGATGTAAGACTTTATCAGCCTAATCCAGCTGCTTTTGCAAATGCTACTAGATTAGTAGATGAAAGTGATAAGTTATTGCCTAGAGATAAAGAATTTATTAAAACTTTTGTAGACAGCCTATCAGACCGTATGAGCTTGAATGAACGTACAGTCGTAACCGAAAATTTAAGAATAGTCTTTGGTAGATATAGAGATAACAAAGAGATTTGGTCTAATTTTAAAGCTGTATTACAAGGTCAAATAAAATTTGACGTAATGAACGTTTCAGATTTCATAGAAACTCAGCTTAGAAGAGATACGGATCTTCTGAAAAAGCTTACTCAAAATAATTACATCGATCCAGTCTTAGGTGCAACACAATTACAAGAGCTTCATGATAATTTTATAGATAATATTTTAAAAAGAAATAAGTGGGAAGATACGATTGCGCCTAAAATATCAAGAGAACTTAGAAACGTTTTTGATTATAAGATACCATTAATAATAAGGAATAGAGTTTCAGATAGAGACTTTCAACAGTTTTATTTAAGATTTGCACACAGGCTTAGTTTAGCGGATAGTCCCGATCGAGATCAGTTTGCCGTTGCCCTTGGCAGAGATTTATATAATCTAGCAAATTTAAATGGAGATCGTAGAAAATGGTATGATCTCGGTATGAGTTTGTTAGAAGCCAAAAATGTTAACAAATTCTTTGAGATAGAAACTTTTGGTGTTCAAAAAAGACGGATGAAAAGTAGATTAAGCGGTGCTTACTTTGGTCCTTACTATGATTCACTATCTTATAACATAAGAGTTACAGATCCGAGGATTCAAGACTATGCTAAGCTAACACGTAAAGTTGAACTCGGTTTGAGAGTATCTGTGACAGAAGATAAAAATAGATTAGTATTTAGAGAAGGTTATAAAACTTATTTCATAGATCGTGGTATTTTAGGTTACGAAGATACGCGTATTCCAATAACTTCTACTTCTAGCTTTAGCGATTTTCCTGAGGAATTTATAGATAAAGATTTTGTTAATGCTTTAAATTGGGCTTCTAAAGCAAAATATAAAGTAGATAAAGACTACTATAATTTTATAAATAAATTACTTTACTTCGAAGACGACAAAGGTAAAGCTAAATTTTACAATGAAAGAAACGAATACCGAAAATACATGTCAGCACGTGGAGATGCTTACGAAAGATTGAAAGCAATGGAGTGGTTAGTTAAAGATGACAAGTCTTTTAGTAATCACCCGTTTATTGATCATCGTGCACGTATTTATGACAGAGGTTTAATCGGTCCACAATCTGGTGAAACATTTAGACCATTTTTAAATACTGAAGTAGAAAAGAATTTTAGCATAGATGATTTTAAAAACTTTCAAGATCAAATTGGATCTTTTCTAGGTGGTCTTAGCGATTATTTTGAAGGTTCCTATAATTCTTTGTCAATTACTGGTCGTCAGAAAATAGCTTTAAAATGGCGTAGTGAGATGATCAAGATAGGTAATCACATGTTGAGAGCCAAGCCTAATGATATTAGGGCTATTCTTGAATCTGACATGGCTAGTAGAATAGATGGCGAAGAATTAGGAAAGTTTTTTAGATTAGCTATTGAAACAGCAAAAATAGATAATTATTTAAAAGGTAATTATTCTTCAGTTAATTTAAAAACATTGAATAATTACAAGACAGCCTTAGCTCTAGAGCAAGATGCATCTTCGTCAGGGGCTCAAATTATTGCTTTAACAACTCGTAATAAACAGTTAGCAGAGTTGTCAAACGTAATTCCTACTAATCAAAAGAAAAGATTGTACGACGAAATTGCTGCAGCTACCTACAATGATGCTAGATTTAGAAAATTAAATGAAAAGCTTGGTCTTACAGAAAAAGATTTAAGAAAAGCTGCTAAAGCTCAAAACATGGTTACCTTCTATGGTGCCGGTGAAAGAACAGGCGCCCTAAATGTAGAAGGTAAACTTTCAAAAGTTCTTGGCAAACAAGAAAATGTATTAGTTGTAAAAGCTTCTGATAGAGACGTCGTTTTAAATGAAATTTCTGCTAGAATTGCTAAGTATGAAAAGTTCGACACAGAAACTGCTGAAGAGCTTAGGCAATTAAGAAATAACGTTAGAGATATATTTAATAAAGGCATTGATCCAGGCGATGAGATATTGGAACAACTTTATTTCTTAGATCCTAAGACTAGAGATTTAGTTGAGAAAATGTCTCACTCTTATGAAAAAGTAATTACGCCTAATGATTTCAAAGAAATTGCTAAGATAATGAGTGAGTATCTCAGTGAGCAAGTACCTATTCTAAAAGATTTTACAAGGTATTTCGGGAGATTATCTGAAGACTTTTTAGCTAATGCAAAACCATCTAATAGTGATTTTGATTGGAAAACTATCTTAAAGATTAATTTATTAGGAAGTAAAAAATCCGGATACAAAGTGCCAGACAAGGTAAGTGAGCTTTTAGGAATAAAAGCAGGTGAATCTATCGGTGAAAAGGTATTCAAGAGATTTGGATTTTGGAAACCTAACGATACTTTATACAATATTGTTTATGGTGTAGATGCACCCGCTGACAGACGTACAGGTGCAAAGTACTTTAAAGTTGAAATCGCACAATTAAAAACACTTAATGAAATGGAAGTTTTTTATGCTAATAAACTTCCTAAAAAGTGGACAAATGTACCTTGGGTTAACTTTGATGGTAAGATTATTGAACAAAATTTTACACAAACATTCGAAGAAAGATTAGTCTATAAAGATAAATACGGTAATTGGACTACTAATATATTACAAGTACCCCAAAAGACTGAAGCGACTTGGTGGGAACAAGTAATAAATAAATCTGGTAAAATAAATGATATTGCTGACTTGACTAGGTCACGTACCGCTTTTGCAGTTAATGGTAATCATTCAAATGATGCTGTAATTGTAAAGAAGTTTCATTTATGGGGTAGAGAAAATAAAATCTTTACTTCAACCGTACATGATGCCTTCTTTACGAATACTGCCGATATGTTAAAAGCAAGAAATGCTTTAAGAAAAATCTATGCCGAAACTCTAGATAATAATGTGGTGTTAATGACTTTAAAAGAAATGAAAGCTAGAGGACTGCCTAAAGAAATCTATGATAAATATTTAGAAGAAGCAATCGAAAAAGGATTGGTACCTGTTGCAGGAAAATCTAAAGTAGGCGGTAAAATTATTGGAGATAAGGATATTCTCAAAAAAGAAGATATTTTAAAAGAAGTACCTTCTAATTTTGAGTCTGATTACGGATGGTACGGTGTTAATTAAATAACCCGTTAAATTAACCCAGGTATAGTTCTGAATGTGTATTATACCTTGAAAAATAAAGATGGTATCTTTATTTAAAAACATGAGTTGTACTCAAAGGAATGAAAATGTCAACTGAAGTAGATAACCAAAACACTGATAATCTTGACAATGATACTGGCTCTACAGAAAATAAAGGCAGTGCCTCTAATTCTGCGGATCCTGTGCAAAAACTTGTTGAAGAAAAAGTCAAAGAAGCTATTACAGATCTTAAGCAGAAACTCGACAAGGCATATGGCGCTCGAGATG